CCTATAACAGCTCGCTTTAGCCCTGCAGGAAGGGATGCCGGCGAGCTGATCCGTACCGAAGAAGACAAGCGTAAGTGGGTCCTCGAAAGGAAGCGATGGCTTGAAGAGATCGAGGGTTACCTCGTATCAATTTGGCCAAGTACCGGAGCTCAGGAAAAGAAAAATAAAACTGATGCGCTTGAGTACGCCTTCCAGACCCGCAGTTGGTCCGCAATAGAGTCGATGCGACCAGATGTCCTCGAGGACGGATTCGCACGAGTGCAGGAGTTTGCTCAGAAAAAGATCGCTGAATTAAAAGGCGAACAAGTGCCTGAGCTGACACCTGAACAGAAATTCGAAAAAGACCTTCGAGATTCAAAGACAGAAGATAAACCCAAGAAGCCAGCCAAGGCTGCAGTGAAAAGTGGCAAGTAACAACTAAGTAGCTTGGCCACTGACTCAGCCCTGATCCAGTGGCATGAGGGCTGAGATCGGGGGCTAAGCCCCTGTAACTAGAGAGAAACATCGAGCAATCGATGTCTTCTCTCTTCCAAAAAAACTATGGACGAAAAAACACATAACTTAATACCAAACAGCTCCCAGATTCCAAATGTAATTTTGGATCTTGTTCTTCCGCGCGTCTCAGAGGCGGAAGCCCGATGCCTTCTTTACATATGTCGTCGCACGTTCGGTTTTCATAAGGACGAAGATAATATCAGCTTCTCTCAATTCGAAAACGGCATCAAAACAAGTCAGGGCAGGCGACTCGATTATGGTACTGGTTTGTCTCGTCCAGCCGTAAATACTGCACTTCAAAACCTGATCAAAGTCGGGGTGATTTTTGTGCAGCAAAGGTCCAGGGGAAATCGCTACAAATTAAACCTGCATATGGATGTGGATAAAGTAGTAAACGAAATTAACCAGTTAAGAGAGTTAACCAGAAGTGGTAAATCCTCTTTACCAAAAGTAGTAAAGGAAGTTAACACACAGAATCTAGGGAAAAAAGAGAAACCTAGTATTAGGGACCCTGTGGATAACTTTTCAGAAATGACTCGAGAACTTACTCGAAAAATGACCATTAACAGATTCAATCACTAAGACCTATGAATAAAATAATCAAATTCACTATAAAAGGAAATCCGGATGACATCGAAGGTAATCCAGCCCCATACGTTCGGGTGGTCGGCAGAGCGCTATGGCTGCCAAAGGCAAAGAAGTATCACGCTTGGAAAGAATATGTTCGTAGTATTTTCTACCGAGAGTACCCAGAGTTCAAGTTCGAAAGCACACAGCCACTCACCACGAAAATATCAGCTAGGGCGCATATGTCGATCGTAATCTACTGGGTCAATGGCGTGCATGCTGATCCAGACAACGTCTTCAAGGGACTGGCCGATGCTCTCTTCCAAAATGACAAGTTCCTTGATGGGGCGTTTGAATCTCACTATGCATCCGACGGTAAAGGAAAGGTCGAAGTAGAGATATCACTCGATAATGCATGATCTCTTTAGCTCATGTTCAACGCGAATAATCCCAGGCATAAACTAAACGCCGTACAGATCGAGGATGCTCGAAAGCGTTATGAAGAAAGCGGATGGAAGATCCTATGGATATCCCGTTTCTTCAAAGTCGATCCTCGGGCAATTCGCTTTCATGCTGGCAATCATGGATGGATTCGTAGATCACTCATGCCGAAGTTCATGCCAGATGAAGTTGCTGAGATTTATCGAGAAAGACGAAAAGAAAAATATCTCAGCAAAGTGAGAGGAACATATGACTTCATCCAGATGCAGGGACAGGAAAGGAAACGTCTGGCTTGTGAGCATCTTCTCTGGATCAAGCGCTGCAGTATTTGCAATGAGATCCTCGAATCCGATGCAACGTGCCATAAACATTAACAATTAATTAATCACCATGCCAAAAAAGAGTACCAAAAAAGAAATCAAACCTGTGCTTAATCCGATAAGTCTCTCAGCTAGATTCCTTTGTGTGCGTCCGGATTTTGTCGGCGCTTGGATTATTGGAGCGCATAGCTTGCTTCCGATATTCAAATCCGAATATAAAGAAGCGATCACGACTTTTCTTGAGACTGTAGAACAGCAATTTTTTATTGCTTTAAACAATCAAGTAAAGAAAAGAATAAAACATGAACTCCACAATTTTCCGCTGGGTTCAATAATCAAAAATAAGCATTTTGGAAAAGAGAGGATGGTCATCGGTGTCACTCCCGCTGATCCTAAAGATCAATACGCATATAACATTTACCACTATATCGATGATAACGATCGAGAGGGATGTTGTGCAAGTTCCACATTACAAGAATGGCAATGGAAATAAATATGCAAATAACAGATGTAAAAAAATACGAGAAGAACGCTAAAGAGCATCCAGGCTTTCAGCTTGAGAAAATCGCAAGCTCAATAAAAGCATTTGGATGCAAGCAGTCACTCATCCTCGATAAGGACGGAGTGATAGTAGTCGGTCACGGGCGATTCATAGCAATGACAGAACTTCTCGGCTACACGCTTATGGAGCAAAAAGCATTCACTAAAAAAGGAGAGCCTGTTATTCCATATGTGATGGTTGATGACTTGACTGAAGATGAAGTCAAAGCGTACCGCATCGCCGACAACCAGCTCAATGCACTAACTGGTCAGGACATGAACCTAATCGTCACTGAACTGAAAGATCTTGATGTGTCGGGATTTGATATCACACTCACCGGATTCGACAGAGATCTTCTTGTTGATGACGATGAGCAGGATGACGTGCTACCTGAAACTCCGATCCTTCCGAAAAGCAAGGTAGGCGATGTTTATCAACTCGGCCCTCACACAGTTGTGTGCGGCGACTCAACCGATCAGGTGGCATGGGAAAAAGTAATGCAGAATCGTAAAGCAGATTGCATCTTCACCGACCCGCCTTATAACGTGAACTATTCCGGCAGAGGAAAAAACACAAGCGAAGGAATAATGAACGATGATATGAGCGAGGGAGCGTTCGATACTTTTCTCGAGGCAGCATTCGAAAGAATATCTATTGCAGCAAAGACTGGGGCTGGATGGTACGTATTTCATTCGACATCAACCCAAGCCCAATTCGAGAAGGCTTTGAAGAAGTTCGGCATGGCAATCCGTAATCAGCTGATATGGAATAAGCCAACCGCATCAATGGGATGGGGCGACTACCGATGGAAACATGAGCCGTTCTTCTACGCGTCCAAAGAAGGAACTGAAACAGTCTTCTATGGCGACCGAACGCATCATACGATCTTAGACTTTCATGATAGCGAACAAAAGCTACTTAACTGGGCAAAGCGTCAGAAACAACTTGAGACTGAAGGCAAGTTCACGATCTGGACTATGAAGCGTGACAAGGTCAATGAGTATAAGCATCCGACACAAAAGCCTGTAGAGCTCATTACTTATGCGCTCTTCAATAGTTCAAAAGCAGAGGACTTGATTGTCGATCCGTTCCTCGGAAGTGGCAGCACACTCATTGCTTGTGAGAAGACCGGCCGAGTGTGCGCTGGCATCGAACTTGATCCCAAATTTGCTGACGTAATCGTCCAGCGATGGATCGACTTCACCGGTACCGAGGAGGTGGTCCTAAATGGTGACTCGATCGAATGGGCAAAGACTAAATATGACACCACAGAGTAATAACAATGACGAGAAAGAATCTGCTCCAAAAGAACCACTTTTGCTGCTGACAGGTAGTATCACCAGTGATACTACGATAGCTCCAGAGCAACCGTTTATAAACGGTGAAAAACGGCTTACAGAGGAGGATAGGGACCCTTCGACGGGTATGTTTGTGACAGGAAATCAGGGTGGTCCAGGCAGGCCCAAGGGTGCTATGAAAATGAGGTCCTTGATCGACGAAGCCCTGCAGGAAATGGGCGCAAAAGATGCTCAAGGTAAGCCGGTGCCAATCGAGAAAGCACTAGTCCAAAAGATAGTAAAAATGGCAGTCGCAGGAGACCGCAAGATGATCGAGCTCATATGGAACTACCGAGATGGAAAACCTCCTCAGTTTATCGTGACCAATGGTCAGTATGTAGGAAAACGAAAGCTCTCACCTGAAGAAATAAAACACGTCGATGACTTGTTCGGTCCAAAAGACTGGGATGAGCCAGAGGTCGAATTACCAACCCAACCGAAAACAGACAATGGACCAATTAATCCTCAACCAGAAACCAACACAAAGGCTGGAGAAAGTAACGTTAGAAAAGATACGAATATTGAGGTCGGCCGACCGAGAGGTGCGTACGAGGGCGACTCGTAATCACTTCGGATATTTTCTCGCACACTACCTTCCGCTTTACGTACGAAGTGAGTTCGCACCTTTTCACTACGACATGATGGGTGATGTCCATGATTTGCTGAATCTAAAAGTAAGAGAGGTTGCATGGTTCATGTTCGGAGAGAGCGCAAAGACTAGCTTCGCCAAGGCACTGATTCTTTATATGATCGTGTTTGATATCGAGCCGTACATAAATGCTGATGCCTTCGATAGCACCAACTCGGAACGTATCCTCTTTGATGTGGTGCTGGAACTTCAAACGAATGCTCGCATCGCTGAAGACTTCGGAGAGCTATACAACATCAAGCGGACTAAAGAGCAGGTAACTCAAAAGAGAATAAAAGATTTCGTCACCAATCCAGGAATGGAGGATGGAGAGATTATTAAAGATGGTATTCGTGTCGAAGCGCATAGCACTCAAGAAAGTGTTCGAGGTCGGGTCCATGGATCAATGCGTCCAGGTTTCGTTTTACTCGATGACTTCGAGACAAAGAAAACATTGAGAAGCGAAGTGTCAACAAATCAGATTAGAACTCACATGCAGGAATTCAAGCGAGGACTCGACTCAAGCAAGCGCAGGGTCCTATACCTTGGTAACATCCTGAGCGAATACGGAAACGTGCAGAGTGTGATCGAGCGATCAAAAGTAGATCACGAACTTCGGGTCCGCATAGTTCCTATTTGTGAAGGTGATCTAATGTCGGGATTGCATACACCATCATGGCCTGAACGCTGGACCCTGACCGATGCTGAAGCGGTAGCGACTGGCAAAGTGAGTATTGAAGGAAAAAGAAGGTCTATGTGGACACCCGAAGAAGGTGACATGGACTTTCAGTCTGAAATGCTTTGTCAGCCATTAGATGAAGCTAAGGCAATATTCAAACGTGAGTGGTTCCAGATGGTCGCATGGGAAGCGCTTATGCAAAAGAAAGTTGCTGCGTACGTCACGCTCGACACTCCAAGCAGAAAAGAAGGAGAAGTAAGTAAAGAGGGTGATTTTGTCGGCATCTGCATAAACTGGATAGATCGGGAAGGAAAGTGGCACCTCAAGTCATGGAGAGAAAGACTCGGACCAACTGCGATCATTGAAAAGATGTTCGGTATTTATTCATTCCTTTTGCAAGCGGGTACTCCTCCTGTGAAGTTTGGATGGGAAGATACTGCATTCACTCGCGGACTTGAACCGATGCTTAGACACGAGCAACGCACCCGTCAGATATTCCTTCCGCTCATGTGGCTTAAACATGCCGGCCGATCAAAAGAAGACAGAATCAGAACAGGGCTGTTGTATCGATACGAAACCCGAAGCATTTTCCATCTTGAAGGAGAGTGTAAAGACCTTGAAAACGAACTGATTCGCTTTCCTGATGCGCCCTTTGACGATACAAGCGATGCTGCAGCATACCAAAGCGATATAGCACGCCCTGCTGGAACCGAAAGACCTAGAGATATAACGCCAGAGAGGGTAATCGATACGGCATACGGCAAAGTAAGACCAGCATACGAGGATGAATTGATGGACGAAGGTCCCCAATACCCTGATATCGGCATCTAAATGAAAGTAATTCCTACAGAAAGAACATTTTTTCCTTTCATACTCAAAGAATCATGGCATTAGCCCACTACAAGAAACGAGATGAACTAGCAAAACAGTCGCTTGGCGAGATTGATTTCTCATACCGCTACAAGAAAGCGCGAATGGCTGCATGGAATAAAAACGAAGACATGATGAATCCGGATAAGAATAGTCCAGCAGTCATTTCTCCATACGGCGGGTCCGTTCAGCAAGCAGACACAAGAGCGCAGGTCCCGCTATATAAGATGCATGGATTCGTCCACACTATCCTCTCAAAGATCGATAGCCCTCTGACATTTAAATACACAAAAGGCGAATCAGCTGACCTCAAGAAAGCGAAATTGATGAACGGTATCAAGGATAAGGATTCTAAAGTTGGCCGATGGAATTTCAAAGACCTTATGGGAAAGCGAGATGCTGCAATTTATGGTCGTGCGATTTATCTCTACCTCACACGAAACGATAAAGGTCAGTACAAGAGTCTACTCAACCTGATTGATCCGAAAGACTTTCTCATTGATCCAGATGTCGGTGGACTTTGTACTGAAGAAGAAGACGGAAGCGGAGTAGAGAAAGCCGCATACCTTGGATGGTGGAATACAAAGCTCACTCGTGCTCAACTTACAAAAGGAATCAAAGACGGAATCTACTACAAGAAAGTTGTTGAAGACTTGCTTGATGGCGGTACGAATACGAAAGCGAAAACTCAACAGGATGCCGACAAGGATAATCGAAAGGCAAGCGGGATGCCTCGAGAACGTTTCAAAAACGAGAACCAGTTTATTTTTTATACATGGATCACTACCGACGAGAATGACAATCGCTTTTATTTGGTCCTCACTCCTTCCGGAGACTGCATTCGTTGCGAACCTTGGACTGACATCAGAAAAAGTAGCAAGTATCCGATCTGGACATGGGCAGCTTTTCCAGATCCAAGAGAATTCTGGACCCCTTCGTACTGTGACTTCGCTCGTGGTCTCTTCATGGCGCAAGAAAAGAGTATCAATCAATCGCTCGATAACTCTGAACAGATCAACAGACCTCAGACTGCCGTAAACGTAGACTACGTTCGGAACCTTGCGCAAGTGCGCTATCGAAAAGACGGATACATTGAAATTGAAGGCAATGTCGATGTGAATAGAGTGCTGCAAACTAGACAGACTCCTCCAATCCAAGGTCCATTCATGGTCTATGACAAGCTCGAGCAGATTGCAGAAGCTGAGAGTGGGGTGACTGCGGATATGAAAGGAACGAGTGATGAAGACACACTTGGAATTTACGAGGGAAATCTCATGCAGGCCGGAGACAGATTCGGACTCTTGAATAAAAGCTACGCCGAAGGCTACTATCGATTCGCGGTCCTTCACAAAGAAGGTGTGATGCAGGATTTGAAAAAGAAAACTGCGGTCCAGATCCTCGGCCCGATGGGTCTAGAGATTGAAATGGTAAGCGCACGTGATTTGAAACCTTATCAAAATGACTACGACATTCTCGTCGAGTCGAGCTTGGCTGAAGCGCAAAGCAATCTTGCGGACAGCAAAAACAAACTCACCTTTCTTGGTGCATACAAGGGTGACCAGACTATTAATCAAAAAGTATTGTTTGAAACTCAAGCAGCAATTGCAGGAGTAGATGATGACACAATCAAACGACTTCTTGATACCAGTGATTATGATGCGATCGAAGTGATAGCCCAGGCTGATGAAGCCTTCCAGATCATTCTCGGAAGCGAAAGAGCTCCGCAGTACAAAGATGCAAACACCGCATTCCTTCAGAGACTCCATGACCTTTCAGACAAATACGATCACGAACTCACTCCCGAACAGCATGATGCGGTATTCGCTTACATCGAAGAAATAACACCAATCGTAGAGCGTAACGCCGCACGTTCGGTGGTAGCGGAATCAGCAAAGGCAGGCTTGATCAGTAGTAGAGGCGGTATGGTCGATGGAACCGGCCTTGAAAATCCTGAACTTGCTGGAGCCGATGCGATCCCGCTTGGAGATCCAGGCGCGGAAGCTGCTGCAACCGCAGCATTATCAATTTAATTAATTAACATCATGACTGAAATAAAAGGCAACGTAAAATTCGTAGAAGATAACAATAAGTGGCTATGGAAACGCTATGACGGCCAGGGTTCTGTAACTTATCGTAGCCCACTCTTTGATACTGAAAGAGAGGCGCGAGAACATTATCAGAATGAAGATGGTCAAGCGCCACTTTCAAATCCAGACGATCACGAGCAGCTCACACCAGATGGTGATCATGTAGGCACAGCAACCGGCGATGGAGAGTTTACACCACCTGCAGGCGATCACATCGAGCCAAATGATAACACCGCCGGATCGGCATCACTCTAATGCTTAAATTCGCTTACAAAGTAAAAAAGAAATCGAAAGACAAGGGCGACTACCGCATCACAAAACATGGTCAGGTCGCTGAGTTTTCTTTGCGCGAAATGAATCGCAACATCGAGCAGGTCCGGAAACAAGCTCGGGAAATGGAAGCGAACGCAAAACTGCAAGAGGCACTCGCTGAAAATATCAGACGTGCTAATCCTGAATTGCTAGCGTACATGAAGAAACTGTCACCTAAAAAGCGACACGCACTCATCATGCTTGCGATTCAAGAAAACAAAGCTAAGCAGTTCAAGGATCAGGAAAAGATGTCGAAAAACATTCTTCGCACTCTTGTAAGCGAAGACAAAGAAGTCCGTAATCAATTAAAACTATGAGCGAAGAAGAAACACAATCAGAATCTGCCCTTACTGGTCCTCATAATGCAGAACAAGAAGTGCAGCAAGAACAGCAGCTAGCTGAAGATGCTGAGGTTGAGGAAATTAACAAAGCAATCGATGTAACAAGTGATCTGCTCTCATGGTCTAAGACTCCAGCCGGCAAGGACACGATTGATCGTCTGCAAAACGAATCTCGCAAGGCAATGAATGAGCTCTTTGCAGTGCTTCATGACACTCCGGAGCTCGGAAAGCTGATCTCCGTTGTTGCTCGTTTTGAAGCATCGGTGCAGATGCTCAGACGTTTCGTTGGGGCGGATGAAGACCTTGATACCTTGCTCGATGAACTTTCAAGAAAGCGTCCAAGCGCTGCGGGTAGCCTAGCGAAGTAAAGAAATTCTAAAGAAAAACCACCGGATGGACCGGTGGTTTTTTCATGCTGAAAGTAATTCCTACAGTTATACATTTTTTCTCCAACACACTTAGAGCATAGAGGGGCCAACCTCTTATTAATAAAAAGGTTAATTGCGCTAATGCTCTGCGTTCCACAACCGAGCATCGATGGGGCGAAACCATCGAAATAAAAACGTTATGCCAAAACCACACAACCAGGAATCAGCACCCGCAGACGACAAGTCAGGAAAAGCTACAGGGGACCAAAAGCCAGCCGATCAGGGTGGTAAAGACAACAACCCTTCAAATGGTCAATCGATTGCACAAGTTGCAGGAGCTGACGATTCAAAAGGCGGAAAGCCTAAAGAGGGTGACGACCGAGACAGTCTCATAGTCGACCTCAAGAAAGAGAATCGTGAGATGAAAAAAATGATCCGTGACGAGGTCATTCCTACCATCAAAGATTTGCAGGAGCAGATCAAGAAAGGAGGTTCGCGCGGTGAAGACGCTAAAGACGAAGTCGAAGCGCTCATCGAAGGAAGTGCAGATCCAGAGTTCACACGAAAGCTGGCGAACGCACTCCTCTCAAAGTCCAAGAAGCAATTCGAAGACGAGTACCTTTCAGATATCAAAGATATCAAGAAGAAGACGGAAGCTCAGTCAAAGGAAATCAACAATGCGCAAATCACTGGTGCGATCTCGAAAGAGTTCGAGCGAGTGATTGCAGATAATCCCGAGCTTGGAAAAGTCGCTAAAAAGGAAGCCGTGAAGAAATACATCATGTCGAGCGAGGAAAACCTCAGCCGCACGATGGAAGAAATTCTCGAGGAACTCTATGGCGATGTAGTAAAGCCGGAACCAGGAATGGAAGGATACAGCTCACAAGGCAGTAACCATCAGAAGGAACCGGACTATACGAAACCATCCGAGGACGATCATAAACGCATTGCTGAATCCCGCGAACGTGGTGGACAGGAATTCGAAAAATACCAGGACGGCCTGATTGATCGCCTGACTCATCGCTCACGTCATCGCTCGAAGTAAATGATTTCTGAGAGGGTAAATTTATTCACTTAATTTATTCCTCATATGTTAGCAGTATTCAAAGAACAGTTCGATAACGCCTATCAAGCGGTATTCGATAAAGTGCTCGTGGCGATGGAGATCGCCAACACACGCCTCGAGAAGAAACTCGAGTACGGAGCGAGCGTCAAGCGTGTGAAGTATTCTCTTGCACCGATTCGTATTCGAAACATTACGATCGGCGTGAACCGAACTATTGACCAGCTCAATGACTCCGGCGAAACCTTGCTTGTAAATAAGAACAAGGGTGCGGACTTTCGAGTCTCGAAGAAAGAAATGATTCAAGCAGGCCCACTGAATCCGGCAGAGACTATCGGTGCCGAAGTAGCCAAGAAACTATCTCGATACATCGATGCCGATGTGTTTGCGCAAGTGAAAAATGCGCAGCAAACATTCGACACCGGCGACCTTACCACGATGACTTCATCTGGTGTGGCGATTACTCTCTCCACTACAAATATCCCTCAGCTTTTGGCTCAAGGACGTGCCAAGCTCCGAAAGGCAAACCAGGACCTCACCAGTCTCGCGCTTGTCCTCGACAGCTACGGTGGATCGGTGATCGAGCAGTACGTCATGTCTAAAAACATTGACCTCGCTGCTGCCGCCTTCAAGAACGGTTATGCCGGTCCTGTCGGCGGTGCGGAGCTTTACCTCTCCGAGAACTTGCTTGCAGAAGCAGTGATCACGATGGCAGCCAACCCAACCGCTGCTCAGACATTCTCTGTCAACGGATTCGTGTACACCTTCGTAGTAGCAATTGGTACTACGCCAGGTAACGTGCTTATCGAAGCGGGTGTCGATGCAACTCGAGACAATCTCATCGATGCGATTCACCAGATATCTGGTACCGCAGGCGTGAAGTATGTTGCATGGACTGACACTGATCCTGGCTACGATCAGTCCAACTGGGTTGATCTCCAGATTGCTGCAGTCGATAGTGATGCGGCCGATACCATCACAATTACCGGAACTGGTTCAGGTCGACTTGTATTCGGCGGAAACGCTACGTACACAGTTACCAAAAACCTCGTTCATGCTTACTACGGTAAGAAAGGTGCGATCGACGTGGTCATTCAAGACCTCGCCGAAATGGAAATGGTTGATGACCCATACCAGCGAGCAAAGATCATCCGCGCAGATGCGATCTACGGAATCTTTACCTTCGCAGATGGAAAGCCTCAGTTCCTCGACGTTCTTCTTCAGTCTTAAACACTGCACTGTCCTCAGCTCACGCTGGGGTCCAGTGCCAGAAGCAGCACTTGCAACGGGACTGCTTCTGGCACTGGAATATAAAAATTATGGCAACACCACTCATCGGACAACAAATCATCGAGCGTTTCGAACTCTACACCGACGACACTACGGATTTGTCGAGCGATGAGGAGCTTATTATTGCAAACGATAAACTGCGGCTTATTTACATGGAACAGCCGTGGGAGTTTTTGCGACGAAAGAAATCCGGAAGTGTAGAAAGCGATGGCAAGATTACTCCTCCATCCGACTTTGATGAATTAATGGAAAACTATAGTGAAGATCCTACGATCGGGGAGCCGATCACAAAAGTGGTCTATGTCGACAGGTCTCCATATCTCGTGGTCCCGATGGGTCAAAGGAATGCCAACAATTACAGTAACGTGTGCTGGGTAGATCCGACTGACGGAAAAATAAACTTTGCGCAAAGTCCTGGCTCCGGTGCCTCTTATGAATTTGATTATAAGACCAGCCCTGATGACATAGCAGTCGGAACATCTCCTAAACTTCCAGCCGAATATCATCCTATGGTCGTTTTCTCCATGCTAATAGATGAAGAAATTATCAAGAAGTCCGAGAAGGCGAGAAGCAGTATGCAAGACAACTTCGTGCAGTACCAGCGATACCTAAAGAATCTCAAGTTGCGCGATGCGAGATTCAAACTCATATAAATTATGGCCGATCATGAAATTAAAAAATTCGCATCGGGAGTATACAATCGTGAAGATAATGAAGACACGCCTAAAGACAGTGCCAAGGATTCTCTTAATTGGCTAACTATAGACGGTCGTATTGAATTAGCGAGAGGAAAGGTGACCGTCGGAAGTGAGGGGGTTGCTGGAGCATGCCCCTCGATCCATATCGGTTATAAAAGTACCGGTATTGCTATTCTTTGGCGTAAGATTGCTACGAAAATTCAATATTTCAATGGTCTCAATTGGATCGATGTGGTCTCAGGTCTTGGAGCTACCGATCTCTATATTTTTACAAACTATAGCTCACTCACAGGCGCGTGGACGTTCGCTGGCGGTCCAGGCGGTCTTTTCAAATTTGCTAATGCCAATCCTAACGACTATATCCAACTTTATACTTCAACCGACTTTTTCTGCGGATATCCGCTAATCGATAAGGCGAGAATGTATCTATGGGGAATCGTTAAAGATCAGACAAGTCTTTATCGAAGTTATGTCGATGTTCAGCGCGATGGCGTGAGTTTTACGCAAGTCTCTAACGAAAATGCTGCAAGCGGAAATGGATCTCAAACAATATTTTCCGGTGTGCTTTTATTTAAGTCAGGCCAACCAAAACGAAACTGCGGACTTGTGACGATCAAGTGTACTGATGGGGGTGGAGAAATATTTACTGATGATAAGAACGGAAACCTGAAGGGAACTGCAGGAGGAGTAGGAACTATAAATTACATTACTGGTGCATGGAGCGTGACATTCGTAACTGTTCCATCAAATTCAGCCAACAATATAAAAGCAGATTATGTCTGGGAAAACAGCACGAGCAAAGGTGTGGCCGATTTTACATACAGTGCATCCCGACTCGCAGGTGAGGGTGATGTGATCCGACAGGATGAAGGTGGTGATGCAATCCAGCAGCTTGTCATTGGTATTGATGGGAATTACTACTCACTCAAAAAGCAAAGCGCGTATCAGCATAAATACACGGATGATGATAAGACTTTCAACAACCAAGTGGTCCGAAGAAATATAGGTGTATTTACAAGAAAGAGTGTGGTGACAACCGGCCGAGGTGTAGTCTTCATCAATACTGCCAATCCCGATCGTCCCCAACTTACGGTTCTCGAAAAGAATCCACTCGGTGATGACATCCTTGCAACTGAACTCATCCCGCATTTTGCGTGGGAGAAATTTGATTACTCAGATGCAGTCATGGAAACCTACGGACAATTTATTGTTCTCTCGTGTCGCGCTCAATCGAGTATCGTGAACGACCGCACACTTGTAATTGATATCGTAAAAAATACAGTCGACATCTCAAATTACGGCATGAAAGCGCTTGCAAAAGATTCTGGTGTGCTGTATGGCGGAAGTCCCCACACTCAAACAGTTTATAAAATCCTGAATGGATTCGACGATGATGGTTATGTCATCCAAAACAACTGGGACAGTAAATACGAAACGTACGGGGTCCGAAGACTCAAGAAATATCGTCGCTTGCGATATCGTGGCGAGATCGATCCTGCTCAATACGTGGAAGTGTACGCAGACTTTGATGGAGGTGGATATGCCCTTATCGGAACGATTCGAGGCGATGGAACATACGTAAACCGCACAAGTCCATCGAGTGTGGGTACAACAATGGTCGGTGAAGCTGCTGTCGGAGGCGATGGATCAGCTCAAGTGTACCCATACGAGCTTCAGATCAAGGCGATGAAGATTCCCAAGTTCCGTAGGCGAAGTATTCGATTCCTGGCGAAGGGGATCGGCTATGTGAGCGTAATGGAGTCGGTCGATTGGGATATTTTGACCTACGAGGACAAACTCCCAAAGGTTTATAGGCAGAAAGAGCATGTGAGCCTGGACGGCAAGCAGGTCAATCAGTAATTCCTACAGATATTCATTTTTTAGAGCTGATACTCATATTATGTCGAGCAAACTCACCAAAGTAGTCGCTAACTTCGAAACATCACTTGCAACAAAGCTCGCAAACGGTGCTACTTCAGGTGCTCTCACAAGTATTTTAGATAAGAATGTAATCAGCCTAGTGAACGGTAAATATTGCATGATTGTCGACCGAGGAACCGGTGACGAAGAACATCTCCTCTTCGATCTGGCGAGTAATGCAATCTCAAATATCATAAGTATTTCTCGACAAGGAGCTCAGGTTGTGGGAGTTCAAAATTTAAATGGTCACCGTGCAGGAGCAAAATGCTATCTCACGGATTTCGTGAATCTAAAGATTATCGTAGACATTCTCAATGGAGATGAGCCGTTCGACGGAACAAAGCCTCTCAAGTATGATGCTCCGCCCGCTCTAAGTAATCCACGGCATATTCCCGATAAGGCATACATTGATTCATCACTAGCCAATAAAGCAGAACTTGCAGCTAACAATGTTTTCACCGGACAGAATTCTTTTACACAGTCTCCGACTATTCCAAGCGCTGTATCTGCAAATCAGCCGGTCACATTGTCGCAGCTCATGGCGGCTGCTCTTGTGGGTATTTCTGCTGGATTCGAAAACGTGGATGTAGTCAGAAATGACGATGACAGCGTTCGGTCCATCCACGACAACGTGAATGGAAAAACATATGTCATGCAATACGACCGAAATGGTTTCCTGTACTCCATCTATGACGGTATTTCGAGATCAAAGATAACCACTGTCGATGGGCGACTTATTACTAAAGTAACAAATTAAAAATAAATTTATGAGCGTAACACTATTTACAGATAAAAAACCACAAGCAGTTTCTCCAAAAGGAGAATGGCTCTTCCCTCAAGTAATGATGATGGAAGTAAATCGTCTCGGACAGTTGCGATATCCGGCAGTAAAAGCCAGAGGTACTCTTACGCTTGCTCTCAATGTATCAAACGGCGAAACAGTACTCGTTGATTCCAAGACGTATGTCTTTGTGAATACGCTCACCGGTGTCGACGGACAAGTAAAGATCGGTGTAACGAAAGAAGAATCAATTGCGAATCTTATCGCAGCGATCAACCTCGAAGGAACACCAAATTCTCAATACACCACGCAGACAACTTTGCATCCTACGGTATTCGCAAAGACAGGTTCGACCACAGCAAAACTTCTCGCTGGGGCAAAAGTGGGAGGTGTAGCAGGTAACTCAATCGTACTCGGTGAATCTCTCGTAGGCGCAGGCAACCAATGGGATGCCGCAACTCTCGGAACGACAGTAGCCGGAGCAGATGAATCAGATGCAGACTCATTTATTCAACCTCACTACTATGGAGGCGTAAACAACAACTCCGGTCAGCAATACAATGTGCGTGAAATGTACTACCACGGAGGTGGCGAATCAGATGCATCTGATGATCGTCTATGGCAGCACAAACATGCGGTCATGAATTTTCCGATGAAGGAATACAAGCTTCCTGCAGGTGCAACTCGAAAGCTTTTCATGCCGAATAACTTGGATCGACTGGTAAAGCGAATAGATGTGATGAACATCAAGTCATTTATCAAGCGACCTGAGTGGCAGTCAACCATATCCTCTCCGTTTGCAGAAAGCACAAGCAATATCACATTCCACACAGTGGAAATGGGCGATGATCGATTCGCACTTTTCTATCGACAGCAAGCAGGAACCGCTGGTATTTACGTCATCATTGGACAGCTTGCGACAAACGGAACGATCACATGGGGAACTCCGGCAATCATAACTACACTCGATCAATACGACTCAAACTTTGATGCGGTTCTTGTAAGCACAAACAAAATCCTCTGCACATTTGGACATGCGGTAAGCACCTTCACACATACAGCTACGATTACAGTGTCGGGGACTGTCGCATCGGTAAATACTGCCGTTCAGGTTGTCGCAACTAACTTCACATGGAAAAAGCTCTGCAAACTAGATACCGATAAGGCGCTTCTAGCGGTATTCACCGGAACCACTCTGTCGATCTATGTGGTTACTATCTCAGGAACTGTTCCGTCTTATGGATCAGTAGTAAACCAAGCAACATCACAATATCCGTACATTGTTCAGAACGGAATCGACAAAGCACAACTCGTCTTCTGGGATAGTACGGCATCGCGTGTGAAGTCTTCAGTGATTACGGTGACTGGTACGACTCCAACTATTCAGGCCTCAATCATAATCGGATACGAGGGAAGTTTTACTTATAAATCAAACCAGATCGTTCAGGTAGCAACCGACAAGTTCGTGTATTACCACTACAATGGGCAACTTCATCCATATCGTGGACGTGATCGAGCAAAGTTTGTCATGCTCAATATCACAGCAAATACAACTGCTATCTCGCACACACTCGAAATGCGAAATGGAGTATATGACGGAAATATTACTTACTTCAAAAAGTTGGATACAAACAACTGGATGATGTGGAATAAACCTCAAGGTCGTGTCGGTAAGATGACGCTCGATCTTACTAATAACCAGATGACCATTAATGATATCCCTTACCAGCATAGTATCTGGGATCATGATAGTTACCAGACAAACTTTATGCAGAAACTTGCCGAGACTAACAACATCCAGCGTGCTGCTGATCCAGTAATCACCACAAATGGATGGGTATTCATGGCTACTGACAATAACATCAATGGCGGAATTGTTGCGTGGTCCGATAAGACCTTCAGTTTCGAAGTCTATCTGGATGATGAATTGATCGGAACATACAACAAAACGATGCCAGGAACCATCGAAGGTGTGATTGTTCGAATCCCGCTCAATCGATTCGAAGCAGCGCTCAAGATCAAAAACACAGGAGCCGTCGACCTGTTCTTCATGATGCCTAACCTCGTAACTGCAATTGAATAAAAACACATGGCATCGTACACGATAAAATATGGCGACACCTTAAGTGGGATCGCATCACAGTCAGGGAAAAGCATTCAGGAATTGATGCGTCTTAATCCTTCTATAACAGACCCGAATAAAATTCAGGCTGGTCGTACTTTAAACGTGGGGGATAGTGCTTCGGTTGTGCCGCCACCACCTCCAGTGCCAACAGCTAAAAAGCAGACAATTGCACAAGTGGCAAAAGTGACTGTGCCGAATTACGTAGAAGATCCTACCTCTTCAAAGATCGGAAATAGTTTCAAAAGCCAGGCGACCGATAAGGTGAATGAAGAAGCCATCAGGGCTGCCACAAGGTCCCGTATTCAGGGCCAAATTGACGCTATAAACGCAGCTGTGGCCGATCAGATAGCCAACTTCAGGAATACGACCGGAAAGAACCGCCAAGGCCAAAGTTACGCCCTTGCGGCTGCTGGTGGACGTATTGGAAGTGCTACAGGCGAGGCTGAATTCCAAAAGACTGAGGATTACAATAACCAAGAAGAAAACACCTATCGAAGTGAGGGGAATGTCAAAATCTCCTCTCTTCTGGGTGCTGCTACTCGTGATGCGCAGGGTGAAATTGAGGCAAAGCGTGCAGCGATTAAAGAAGGTGCCGATAAATATTTTGAATACCTAGAAACTCAAGGCCAGCGAAAGAAAGATCAGGTAACTTCATTCCTTCGAAACATGCTCGCGCTCGGAGTTGATCCAAACGAAATCGACGATAAAGACTTCCAGAAGTTGGAAGATCAGTATGGATTCAGTAAGGATCAAATCTCTACGCTCTTCGGTGATATAAAAACTCAAAAGGGTGCGCAAGAACAAGAGTCGGCAATGTCTGCTGCAGACCTTGAGAAAAAGAAAGCGGATACAGCAAAAGCACAATCAGAAATAAATCAATTTGATCTTAGTGAGGGAGAGGCTCGATATGTATATGACCCTGCAACCGGAACCGCAAAGCTCGTGGCTGCTCGAGCAAAAACATATGCGCCTGGTAGTGGTAGTAATGGGGGCGGAAACAGTTCGGGAACTACTCTCGCATACGATGATGCAAATTACACACTAGATGCAATCCGTAAATCGAAAGGTGGCAGAGTAATGACTCAAGGCGAACTCAAACCAATTACTGATATTCAAACAATCGTAAGTCAGGCTGACACAATCACAAGTCTTATTAATAGTGTCGACACTGGTCCGATTGTCGGAATCATTAAGAGTAATAATCCATACGACACCAAAGCACAGCAGATGAAAGCGGCGATCACCGCTATCGTTCCCAAACTCGCTCGTGGAGTCTACGGCGAAGTGGGAGTGCTTACTGATGCGGACATAGAAAATTATTCTCGTACGATCGCAAACCTTCGAAGTACAACAGATGTGAATAAGGCAGTTATGGCAATGACGCTCGACATTGCAACTCGATCGCTTGCAAGCCAGCTCAACTCAATGGCCGCCGGACAGCGTGATGTCTCGCGCTTTGAATCTATTTATACCGGCCTTAATGCCAAAGCAACTTCGCTCAAATCAGAACTGGGATATGGATCGAGTCCTACTACTGAGACATCGGGGTTCACAAGCAAGAGCGGAAAGACATATAACCTTCCGAATTAATCATGCTTACTCGAGAAAAAATACAACAAAATATCGAAGCGCTCGAAGGCCAAGGAGCCAGTCAGCAAGAAATTCAGGAATGGCTCGACACCTTGCCGTCTTCTTCTGGTCAACAGCCTGAGCCACCAAAGAAAGATGGGATTTTGAAGTCAGTCGGGAAAGCTCTCATTTCAAGTGAACTGAAATTTGGAAAGAGCATTGCTGATGCGTTACCTTCTTTTGTGCCAGGAAGCGCAGCATGGACAAATAAACAAAACGAAGAACTCATGAAGCAGCATGAGGATATTGCTAATAATCTCCTAAAGACAATTAAAGAAAAGAGGGCACGCGGCGAAGATGTATCACGCCTAGAGGCAGCACTCCAACAACATGTGAAAGATACCAGCAAACCGCCGATTGATATAAACGAAACGAATGCCAGTGTGAATAAAAGTGCTAAGCAGATCTTCGGTGAAGGACTTGGGGTGGCGACTGACATCGCCTCGTTCGGTACTTATGGGAACGCTGCAAAAGGTGCTCAAACCGGCAAGCTCCTTGTGAGTGGAAAGATGAGTGGAGTACTGGCAAAGGCTCTTCCTGCAGGCGCATCAACCACATTCCAAAAGACAATACCAACTGCTACATCAAAGATCGCTGCATTTGGCAAAGGATTCCTCGAGGGTGCCAAAGAAGCGGTTCCGCTTGGTGCAAGCTATGGTGCCGCATCCTCAATGCAAGTCGATGATGACCTACCTACGATCATGAAAAAAGCTCTTGGAAGCAGTGCTATATCCGGAGTCATTGGCGGTACGCTTTCTGGATTTGCGAACATGAAAAATGTAAGTCCTGAAGTCCTTAAAAAAGAAGCTATCGATAGCTACAAGCGCGGACTCAATGCCACAAAAGAAAAATATAAAGAGCAAGTTGAAAAAATTATCCCTGATCTTTTGGATGATAAGCAATGGGGTACACGTAAGCAACTTATTAAAAAAGCAGAACAAGGAATTAAACTGTCGAATGATGACTATGCCAAGCTCGGTGAACTTGAAGGAACGGTCAATACAGACGGCTTGCTTCAAAAGATCGATGACGAAATTTCTAATTACTCTCAAGGCGGTCGCGCGTTTACTGAGAAGACAACTGCTGTTCAAAGTGCTATCGACAATCATCTTGCTACAGCCAAACAAATTCTTGCTGATCCTGACATAGTAAAGCAAGTTAAAAAAGCGGGCGGTGTTCCGACTGTTCTTGCTGACTCTCAAAGAAACATCGTAGATCAACTCCGTCATAATGGTCTCGATGAGATAGGAGATTTGATAGATAACCTTGATCTTGGAAAAATGGATAGCGTTGACGAATATTCTAGAGCGCTAAAACACGCTGTGTCTGAAGCGATGCCTAACAGGCCAATCTCTGTGAACAGTTCAAAGGTTACTCAACTTAAAAAATTGCGTGCTGACATTGAGGCATATCATCTTTCACAAAAACCATTTGAGGCATACCAGCAGGATCTTCGAGAGCTTGCCCAGGATTATGGAAATGTTGTCTATGAGACAAGAAAGAGTTTGAAGACTGTTGAAGACAATGGCACACTTTCTCAAGTACGGAAAATTGATGGTGCAATTCGAGATCTTCTCAATACCAACAATCCCGATTATGAAAAAATAAATAAAGTCTATACGCTCAATTCGCGTCTCTTCGATATTCTTGATGAGACTGCAAAGCGTAGGGAAGCGCGACCTCTCATCTCGTGGTTCAACGCTGTCATGGGAAGTAGCGGTGCCACTATCGGTGGGACGACCGGAGGGTTTGTTGCTGGTCCTGCAGGATCGGCTGTGGGAACTATTACAGGTGGAGGTTTAGCCGTGGGACTTACCACTGCACTTAATAGCACATGGTTCAACACTCTTCGTGCAGTTCAAAAATCAGAACTTGCAAATAAGCTGATGGAAATAGGAACTCTGAACGCTGCGAAATACTGGGTCAAGCTGCTCAACTCGCAAGGTACAAAAGCGGTAAACGAACTCTTGTCTACCCCAAAAGAAACGCTGAACCAAGTGCCACAATAAAAGCAGCCACGGCTCCGATACCAACTCCGATCGGTCCAAAGATGGCTCCTCCTATAAAAACAAATATTGCTAAGGCTATAAAAAATACGACATAAGGCATATCGCTATTTATCCATAGACGGCATATCAAAGCAAATGTCCTTCGTATAGGTCCTTTTTTGTAATTCCTACAGTTAGAACAAAATCCACTCTTACCATATACCTATGGACAAAAACGACCATGACCTATTGATCAGAGTCGATACCAAGCTAGGAACCTTGATCGAGGAGGTCCAGCTTATGCGGGACAACACAAACCAGCGCCTTAGCACTGTCGAGCAGACCAAAGTAGAGAAATCAGACTTCAATGATTTCAGGGTTAATATTCAAAACGATTTAAATAAAACGGAGCTCTCGTTTAATAAAATTCTTTTGGAAAGGAATCAGCATAATGATGAGATGTTTAAATCTCAAGATACACGAATTTCAAGAATCGAAAGGAATATGTACATCGGTATTGGAATTCTCTCAGCTATTCAAGTTGTTATTCCACTAGTCCTTAAATATGTATTTAATTTTTAATATATGAATATTCCATTTCAGCAAACTCAAAACTATTCAGCCGGTCCCACAAAGAAAAGTGCGATTGTCCTTCATTTTACACTCGGGGCATACAACGGAGCAGTCAACTGGCTTTCAAATGCTAATAGACCAAATCGATCATCTGCAAACTTTGTGATCGGGCGCAATCAAGGTGAAATCGTGCAGCTGGTAAAGGTCACTGACATCGCCTGGCATGCGGGCATAATCAACAATCCAAATGATCGTGCAAAGCGCATCATGAAAAAGAATCTCGACGGGTCCTGGGTCAATCCAAATCAATACACGATCGGCATCGAGCTCGCAGCCGGGTACGACGTGGATCAGGATGGTGCGGTCGAACCGAATGAAAATGATGTTACAGCATGGCAGTACCAGGCACTCATAGAGCTTGTGAAGTCATTTACAAATAATTCTGATACAGCATTTGTTCTTGATGAGAAAAACATCATCATTCACGGTGACATTGCAGACTACAAGGAAAAGCCGGAGATTGTACGGACTGAACTTCTTAAGAGATTGATTCCGGTCCAGTCAGGAAACAAAGATGCGATCAAGTCTCAGATTATCAGCTTACTGAATCAACTATGAAATACCTCTCACAAATTCTTTTAGCTATCGCAGCATTTCTGTTTATGTATGCAATATGGCTAGAGCAGGTTCATTAAAAGTTATTAATTAAAAAATATGCAAATATATCAATCAGCATCAAAATTAGTCTTCGTTTTACTCACTGCCACAGCATGTGCCGGATTTGTAATGGGGAAGTTACCAGTCGATCAGTTTATGATCCTGGCGATCGCGGCATCGTCGTTCTACTTCTCAAATAAAGGGGACAATACCCAGCCATTTGCAGGAAAGTAAAAACGCTTTACTTCGTTTTTGTTTCGAGTAGTGTGTGCCATGACGCACAAAAGCGCTCAAACTTGAGGGTTATTTAAGGCTGTAAAATTAATGCCTGTGGATAACTTTTTTTCCCAAATCGCGGCCCAGATTAAGCCGCGATTTAGAAAACAGTCCTTCATCTTTGATCAAAAAAGCTAAGAAAGTAGCGGCGAAAAAAAGCGTCTTAGTGTATAATAGCCACATGGGAACAACTACCTTACAAAAACAAAATAACGCTGTAACTAAGCCACAGAAAAGCAACTCGGTGAAGACCGATACGAAGAAAAAAGCTCCTAGAGTTGCATCACTTTTTTCCGGCTCCGGAGGAATGGATCTCGGTTTCAAACAAATGGGATTTGATGTGCTATGGGCGAATGATGTGAATCACTGGGCCTGCGAAACTTTCAAAAAGAATTTCGGCGATCATATCACTGAAGGAAGTATCACTGGTATTAAAGACCAAGACATTCCAGGGTGCGACATTATACTCGGCGGATTCCCGTGCCAAGATTTTTCAATGATCTGGAAGCGCATGGGCCTCAAGACGGATCGAGGAAATCTCTACCGACAATTTGTCCGTGTTGTTTTGGCTAAGCAACCAAAAATGTTTGTTGCTGAGAATGTACGAGGGCTTCTAAGTGCAAACAAAGGAAAGGCAGTTACACAGATCGTGGATGACTTTGGAAAGGCAGGCTACAAGGTTGATGTATACCCTATAAACTTTGCAGCATACGGTGCTCCGCAGCTTCGAAATCGAGTATTGATCATCGGTGTTCGCAACGATCTTAATAAGGAATTCAAACTGCCTGCTCCTACACATACTCCAGAGAACTATGTCACTGCAAAGCAGGCTCTCGAAGGTGTAGAAAAAGTGCTTTTAAATAATGAACACCAGAACATTGCTCCAAGTACAGTCGCAAAATTGAGACTGATTCCTGCAGGAGGTAACTTCACCAATATACCAAAAGACTCACCTCATTATGTGAAGGGAATGATCTCGCATGTGTATCGTCGCTTGCATCCAGATAAGCCATCGACTACTATAATCGCAGGTGGTGGCGGTGGAACGTGGGGCTATCACTGGAAGGAAAACCGCCCTTTGACCAACCGAGAGCGCGCCAGACTCTTCGGCTACCCAGACGATTTTGAATTTGTGGGGTCGATAACAGAAGTCAGAAGGCAGATCGGAAACTCCGTCCCTCCGGCCGGAATTAAGCCTATTGCTAAGGCAATAAAGAAATTTTTAGATGAACTATAA